TTAATGGGTTTAATGATCGACCTTTTATGTAACCTATTGAATTCCAATAACTGTTACTAGGTTTAATGGGTTTAATGGGTTACATTTTAGATTATTTTAGTAGAGTAATGGGGTTACCGTAATATGAGGGGTCATGATTTTCTCGTAGTTGGTTGGAGAGACGCATAATATACGGGGAAAAATAGTAAACTACAACCGTTTTGTAGGAACACAATAATTATTGGACTTCTCCCCTCCATTGGCTATAATAGAGTCTCAATTAACGGAGGGGATATGACAGAATTTCAACGGATGGTCTTGGCACTATTTAAGACCCGAGGATTTGATCCTAAAGCGGAAAGCCTGCTTCACGCCGCAATTGGGGTCTCCGGCGAGGCCGGAGAACTGTTGGATGCCATCAAAAAGCACTGGGCATACAATAAGCCGCTTGACACTTTGCACATTGTTGAAGAATTGGGCGACCTGGAATTCTATCTGGAAGCCTTGCGGCAAGGCCTTGGCATTGATCGGGAGGACATCCTCGCAGCGAATCAAGTTAAACTTGCCAAGCGATATCCGAATCTGGTTTACTCTGACTCACACGCACAACAACGTCTGGACAAGGTGAAATAATGACGCCCGAACAAATTGCCAAACTTGCAGAATGGAACAACGCCCTCCAACTCGCGGAAGGAGCTAAGGTCCTAGTTGCCAAGGAGCAGGAACTTCGGAAAGAAATTGCCGCCCTGTTCTTCCTCGAACCCACCGAAGGAACGAACAAGGTTGAGTTGGAACAAGGTTGGACTCTGAAGCTGACCCACAAGATTGATCGTAAAGTTGATGAGGCTGCTTTGCCGGCAGTGCAAGAGCAGCTCCGCCTCCTGGAAATCAACCCCGATCCTTTGGTTAAGATGAAGCCCGATCTGGATACAAAAGCATACAAGGCACTGAAGCTGGTGAACCCCGATGCCGCCAAGGTTTTTGAGCAGGCATTAATTATCAAGCCGGCCTCCCCGACCCTTGAATTGGTTGCCCCAAAGGTGTAACCTTGGAATACTCTATTTTAGAAGTCCTGATGACTCGGGATGGAATGGAACGCAACGAAGCCGAGCTCCAACTCAGGAATGCTCGAATGCGGGTAGCGGACGGTGAAGACCCTGAAGAGATTCTGCACGATGATTTTGGGCTTGAGCCGGATTATATGTTTGACCTTTTGGAGTGGAACTAATGGGTATTCTTGATCACGTTGGGCATTCGTCTCAGCGAACCGGCATCCGGGCAGTTATCTCTGGAGTTGAAAAAGTTGGAAAAACGACATTGGCATGCAGCACCCCGAGGTGCCTACTAGTACCGTTGGAGCAAGGTTTCGCCGGGGTCCAAGTTAACAAAACCCCGATGCTGGAGAGCTTCGCGGACTTGATGGTTCTGATGGACGAAATTATTGTCAAGGTTCAGCAGGGGCAATTCCAGTTCCAAACGCTGGCATTCGACTCCGCCACCGCCTTGGAGCGTCTGGCCCATGATGCCGTTCTGCAGACCGACCCCACTTGGGCAAAGGGCAACCGCAAGGCACTGACTATGGAAAGTGCACTCGGCGGATATGGAAAAGCCTATCAATACGCTAATGAGTTGTTTCATGGTTTCCTTTCCAAATGCGACTGGTTGGCCACAAATGCTGCCATCAATATTGTGCTGACCTGTCACGTGTTTCCCGCCAAGGTGATCGACCCGACGGCCGGAGAATACGACACTTGGGACTTGTTGTTGCACTCCCCGAAGAACCAGAAGACGTATGGCAAACGGGAAATGCTAACCCAGTGGGCAGACTTGGTCGGGTTCTTATATGAGCCGATCTTCATCTCCGAGGGGAAAGCCTTGAACAAGGGCATTAGCGCCAACAAGGGTCGCATCATGGCGGTGACCCGGACACCTGGATATGTAGCTGGCAACCGGTATGGTATGATCAATGATATCTCCATACCTAAGGACAAAGGCTGGAATTACATAGCTCAAGAGGTGTATAATTCTTGCGGGCTTGACTTTTTCAATCGCGACTAAAGGCATATCATGCAAAACGTCAAAATGTCGGTAAAAGGCAACATTCTCACCGTCGAAATCGACCTGTCCAAACGTGGAGACAAAAGCTCCTCGGGTAAGTCGATTTCGGTAGCCAGCACCAAGGGCAATGTCGCCGTTCCAGGCAACGAGGCCATCAAGATCGGCATCAACTGCTACACCCCTGCTTAATTTTTCAACGAAGGAGATTCACCATGGCACAATTGAATTTTGACGCATCCCAAGTCGCTCCGGCAGTCGCACCCGAGGCCATCCCGTCCGGCTGGTATCAAGCCTATATTTCGGAATCCGAAATCGCTGCCACTTCTAAAGGTGACGGTTCGGTTCTGAAGCTGACCCATTCCATTGTCGGTGGGCAATTCAACGGACATAAGCTGTACGACCGCATCAATATGCAAAACTCGAACCCGGTCGCGGTTCGCATCGGGCAAGAGCAGCTCTCGGCAGTCTGTCATGCAACCGGCGTAATCCAATGCCAAGACTCGGCACAGCTGCACAACCGCCCGATGATGGTCAAAGTGTCGCTACGTCCGGCCGGTCCAGGTGCCGACGGCAAGTTCTATGATGCCAGCAATGAAGTCAAGGGATATAAGTCTCTCGCAGCAGCCGGTGCTATGGCAGCAACCCCGATGGCTCCTGCTCAAGCTATGCCACCCGCCCCTCCGGCAGCGGCACAGTGGGCACCTCCCCCGCAACAGCAGTGGGCACCTCCGGCCCAACAGCAAGCACCGGCACCTGCTCCTCAGCAATGGACTCCTCCTCCGGTTCAGCAACAAGCTCCGGTTCAGCAACAAGCTCCGGCAACGTTGCCACCTTGGGCAGCTGCTCCAGCACCGGCCGCGGAACCTACTCCGGCACCGGTCCAACAAGCTGCCCCACAACAGGCTCCGGCCGCAACCCCACCTTGGCTTCAGCAGCCAGCTCAGTAGTTGATTTGTAGGGAGCAGCACTTCGGTCAAAAGCCGATAGAATCCCTCACCTCGCTCATCAGGACTGCTAAGAGTGAGGGTCAATATGGAAGCGGAGCATGAGCTATTTGTATCGACGCCAGCCGGTAGGCGCATTGATTTCATGGACAGCGCCATGAATGCTGACCGGCCCGCTTCCACATTGACAGGAGACTGATATGCAAATAGCCACAAAAACCCTCACAGCGATCGAATCCGCCCTTGCAGCAGACCAAGGTGCCGCATTCCGCGGATTTCTTGGCAAGCTCATGCCGCTGGCTGGCGATGCCTACAGCACTAAACAAGATGACTGGCGGGACCACCTTGGTGCTTCTTTGATTGGACGGGAATGTGCCCGAGAACTGTGGTATAGCTTCCATTGGGCTACCCTCAAAAAATTTGAAGGCCGCATGTTGCGTCTCTTTAATCGGGGGCACCTCGAGGAACCCCGGTTTTGTGCCCTGTTGGAGATGATAGGGTGCCAAGTTTTTCAAATCGACGCCAACGGAAAGCAATTTAGAATCACCGGACATAAAGGACATTTTGGCGGATCGCTAGATGCTGTGGTCATTGGTATTCCGGACTTGCCCGGTGAGGCAGTCCTTGCTGAATTCAAGACCCACGGAGAAAAGTCTTTCGTCAAGCTGGTTGCCAACGGGGTAACGGTCGCCAAGCCGGAACACTTTTACCAGATGCAAACCTACATGGGGAAGTATAATCTCTCATGGGCAATCTACTTTGCCGTGAACAAGAACACTGATGAAATACATGCGGAGCTCGTCCAGTTCAACGAAGTTGCCTACGAGCGGTGCCTTTCCCGGTCTGCTATGATTATTGATTCGGTCACCCCTCCACCTGGGATCAGTACCAGCCCCGGCTTCTACCGGTGCAAATATTGCGATCAGAATCGGGTCTGCCACTTCCAGGATACCCCAGCACGAAACTGCCGGACTTGTATTAATGGATTGCCAGTTGATGACGGAAAATGGCATTGCTCTTTGGAATTGGTAACTCTCTCCCCCGAAGACCAGCGCAAAGGCTGCTCTGCCTATTCCATACATCCAGCACTTAGAAAATGAGACTCCGGGACTATCAAGTAGCGGCAGTTGATTCGATTTTCCAGTACTTCCAATCGGGGAAAACTGGAAATCCGATCGTTGCCATGCCAACGGGGACGGGGAAAAGTCTAATAATTGCCGGATTCATTCAGCGGGCATTGGAACTTTACCCTTCCACTCGGGTAATGAAGCTGACTCACATTAAAGAACTAATCCAACAAAATCTAAATAAATTATTGCAAGTATGGCCGAACGCTCCGGCTGGCATTTATTCCGCCGGCCTCAAGAAGAAAGAAACAGGTTATCCAATTTTGTTTGGCGGGGTCGGCACCGTGGCTCGGGGTACCCCTGAGATTTTTGGAAGAATGGACCTTCTGTTGATTGACGAATGCCACCTGCTATCCCCCAAAGATACCACCATGTACCAATTGGTTATCAAAGGACTAAAAGACCTCAATCCCCACCTGAAGGTAATTGGCTTTACCGCCACTGCTTACCGACTGGGGCAAGGCATGCTCACCGAACCGGGTGGCCTCTTTACCGACATCTGTTTCAACATGACTACATTGGTAGCATTCAATTGGCTAATAACGGAAGGCTATCTATCCCCACCAGTCCCGAAGAAAACCTCAACCGAAATTGACCTGTCCGAGGTGCATACCAGCGCCGGCGAATTCAAGCAGGATGATCTACAAGCTGTGATGGATCGGGATGAGGTTACTTATTCAGCACTGCAGGAAATGATACACCACGGTGAAGATCGGGCACATTGGCTAATCTTCGGATCGGGTATCGACCATACCATTCACATTGCATCAATGTTGGATAGTTTGGGAGTACCTGCCACTTTTGTTCATTCCAAGATGCCAGATGTTGATCGCGATGCTAACATTGCCGGATTCTTGGCAGGTAAATATCGGGCAATGGTGAACAACGGTATCTTAACTACTGGCTTCGATTTCCCGGGCATTGACCTGATTGGGATGCTTCGCCCAACAAAATCTCCATCGTTGTGGGTTCAGATGCTGGGGCGTGGAACTCGTCCGGTTTACACAGAAGGCTTCGACCTTTTAACCACAGAAGGGCGGCTTGCCTCCATTGCCGCAGGCCCGAAACAAAACTGCTTGGTTCTTGACTTTGCTGGGAATACTCTTCGACTTGGGCCAATCAACGATCCGGTGCTGCCGAAGCGAAAAGGGGAAGGGGGTGGGGGAATTGCTCCGGTCAAGCTGTGCCCGGTTTGCGGCACCTACAATCACGCCAGCGTCCGATACTGTGTATCCTGTGGCAATGAGTTTCCCAAGGAAGTCAAGATAAAGGAACGGGCGGGGACCGAGGAGCTTCTAGCAAGTTCTACACCGATCTTCGAAGTATTCAAAGTGGATCGGGTGGTGTATGGGATTCACAGAAAAGACGGGAGCCCCCCTTCGCTGCGGGTCGAATACTTCAGCGGCTTGCGGATGTTCAAGGAATGGCACTGCTTCGAACACTCCGGATTCCCGCGGAAGAAAGCTCGCGATTTCTGGCGGGAAAATTCGGGAACTGAGCCTCCGGAGTCAATAGACGAAGCTATTATCCGGTTACCTGAGCTACGCACCCCGACCGGTATTCGGGTTGAATTGAAGCCTAAGTATGATCAAGTTTTGTATCACTATTACAATGGAGAAGGCACGTGAGCGATTTCAAGCTGACAGAGTTTAAACCCGGGCACGATGCCTTCTTCCGGGAGATGGTTGACCGACAGCTGATATCAAGTTGCATAAATTGCATCTCTTTTACTAATCAGGGAAAGTGCCTTATATATAATGCGACGCCGCCGCCTGCCGTGATTGTGTTTTCCTGCGGCCCCCAGTGGGAAGGTGACCTGCCGTTCTAAGCCACCACATTCCCATCACTCAAATCACATAGGAAGTAGGATCAACTACCCGGTTTCGGCCGGGTATCTTTTTTCAAAAAGATGTTGATTTCAGGATAATGTGACCCTATAATAGGTACATGGATCAGGGAACAAACAAGCCAGATCCCCTTAATCAACTTGGAGACTACCATGACCACGATTAACATCACCCCGGAATTTCAAGCCACTCTTTCCGCCACCATGGAAGCTGGCAAAACGCCTTGGGTCATCATCAACGAAGACTACGCGGTTGGCGCCTACGCCGGTCGCACTGCTGCTCGCGAAGCCAAGGCCGCCGAAAACCTTACCGGCAAGATCCTGAAGGCTGATGAGGTTGAATTCAAAGTGGTTGATCTGGCAACCGCCGCCCAAGCCCTGATCGATGAGGAGGTAGTTGTAACCTCCCCCGGATTTCGTAACCCCGGTGATGTTTTTGGTTCAGCCATGACCGCTGCCAAATATAGCACCCCCGACGCAACTTTGGTTGCCAGCAATAAATCAAATTCGATCGATGAAGAAGCTCCAACTTCGGTTGCTCCCGTTGGCGAAGAAATGGTTGGCGACCCCCATGCTTACCTCTGCCCCCACTGTGGTGTCTGCTTGGATAACGGAATCGGTCAGCACCTGCAAGAAGTTAATGATTATCTTGTCAAGCACGAAAAATACGAATATGCGTGCTTAAGTTGTGGCGGTGAATTCGGCCCGGCAATTGCAGTTGCTACCAAAAAATTAACCCAACCCAAGCCGGTTGGTGCCGTCAAGCCAATGTTGCATGAGTCCAGCATCGAGCGTCCTTGCAAACGGGTTTGGGCGATCGCAGATGAAATGTTTGCCGCCAATCCTCAAATGAAGCGCAAAGATGTATTGGCACGTTGCGTAGCAGAAGGCATCGCTTTCTACACCGCCCGTACCCAATATCAACAGTGGCTGGGCATTCAGCGCGAAATGGCAACCGCCACCCGCGCCACCCTGAAGTAAAATGGGGTATCAACCTGGAAACTTGGGTGGCCGAGGATGCCACCCAAACGATCCGACCGGGGAATTCTACGGGAAAACTCATTGGCCATTGCCTGCACCGCACGAGTTGGGAGCCGCTATGAAATACATGCTCATCGATATCACCACCCCTGAAACTGCTAAGGTTTTGAAAATCGGGACGCTGCGCATTGTCCAGCTGTTTGGAAAAATTTATCAAGCAGAAGGTAGAACAGTAATTGCGCCACCGTTCGAAGGCCGCGGTTTCAGCAAAGTCGAAAAGCTCACTCTCCAATACTTGTATTGGAATACCTGTGGGGAAACTCCCCCGGATGAATATGCAGAATTGGTGTTGCGTTGCAAAGCTAAGCTTGAAACGTTCCCAGTGGATGCTACCCCGGAAGTAGTCCTCGAAAAACAAGTAGCAGCTCTTGCCCCTCCGCCTTCCGAAGAGCGGCCAATCGAGAAAAAACAGAAATCCACAGAGCCTTCCAAGCGCCCATCCGGAATGACCACCACCGGCCTCGTTTGGGATATTGCGGATAAACTGTTCGCAGCCAATGGTAATTTTATGCCGGATCGCAGAAAAGTAATGGATGCCTGCATCGCTGAAGAGATCAATCCGGCTACCGCTGCCACCCAATATAGCAAATGGAAAAAAGCGAAGGAGGGAGGATCGAATTAAACACGCCAAGGGTCTTGACCCAAACACAAGGAATAGTTATTATCTACACATGGGCAAGGAAGTCCATGACCAATTTCAACTCAGGAGAAAATTATGAACGCCGAAACCGCTACCCCCGCAGCTACCCAGAAGGCTCCCAAAATCGAACAACATGGCGTCGTTCGTCCGAATGCCGGTACCAAGACCGTTGTTGTGTGGGAAGTTGCAGATTCGCTGTCCGCCGCCCTCGGTGCCCCGGCACCCCGCAACGAAGTTCTCAAAGCTGTTGAAGCTCAAGGCATCAACGCTTCCACCGCTGCCACCCAGTATGGCAAGTGGCGCAAGTTCAACGGCCTCGAAAAGGAAAAGGGTACCGCCAAGGCCGTCGCGATTGCCGCTGCTGAAACCGCTGTTGCTTCCGACACGTCGGTTGAGTAAGCTCTACTAAACGGCCGGCGAGCGGGCTAGTCTCCCTCACTTCGTCGACTGTTTCAAGGCCATCTTCAGGTGGCCTTTTTTATGTTCTAAAATAAGGTGTTATGTTCAGGTGAGTTGGACTATAATGAAATCTCATTTTAGGGAGACCAGTATGAATCAACAACCTTTTGAAAAACCGCAAGCTGAGTTGGATGGGAGCCATTTAGATGTTCATTCCATCTTCCACACCATCCAAGGCGAAGGCCCATTTTCCGGGTATCCAGCAGTCTTCATTAGATTGGCTGGCTGCAACCTTCAATGTCCTCAGTGCGATACCGAATACACTGTCGGTCGTTTCTCGGCGACTGTTGAGGAAATCCTGTCCGCAGTTATGAAATTCAGGAAAGAAGGTTCGCTAGTGGTGATCACTGGCGGGGAACCTCTTCGGCAGAATATCACCTTGCTGTGCAAAGCCCTGATTGATAATAGCTACTTTGTCCAGGTGGAAACGAACGGCACCTTGCCCCCACCATCCATGCTGTTTCTGGAACTTTGTAGTTTGGACTTGGAACGTCGCGATTCTGTTTTTGTAGTGTGCAGTCCCAAAACTGGCCGAACCAATCCAATCATTCGCTGCGCCATTGCGGCGTATAAGTATGTGCTGGCCTCAGACGAAGTGAATGTCAATGACGGGTTGCCGGTACGGGTTCTTGGCCACAGTGCCACCCCACAGGTCGCCCGTCCTCATCTCGAATTCGAAGGCAGGGTATATGTTCAACCTGCTGATGAACAGCTCGAAGAAGCCAACCGGTGGAATCGGGCAGCAGTTGTAAGATCCTGCATGGAGCATAACTATGTCCTCCAATTGCAGACCCACAAAATCCTGAACTTGGAGTAAATGATGAAAAAAGCTCTTGTAATTTTGTCAGGCGGTCAAGATTCTACCTCTTGTCTTTTTTGGGCCAAAGAATATTTCGACGAGGTCCATGCCATTACGTTCGACTATGGGCAACGTCACCGCCTCGAAATTGATGCAGCTCGCAAGGTGGCCGAGATGGCAGAGGTTAAGTCCCACGAGATTGTTGAAGTCCCGGGCATCCTGGTATCGGCATCTCCCCTGACCAGCACCAACGAACTGGAAAAGTACGAGAGTGCCAAGCAGATGGAATCGGTGATCGGTAACCGGGTTGAGCTGACCTTCGTTCCGATGCGCAATACCTTCTTTTTCACTGTGGCCATGAATCGCGCCGTCGCCCTTGGCTGCAAGCACTTGATCACCGGTATTTGTCAAGAAGATAACGCCAACTATCCGGACTGCACCGAGTCGTTCCGAGTGGCGCTGGAAACAGCTTTCAACTTGTCACTTGGCTCCAACAAGCTGGATGATAAATTCCAGATTCATGCCCCGTTAATGTACCTGACCAAAGGGCAGACGTGCCTGTTGGCTCGGACGCTTCCGGGATGTTGGGAAGCTTTAGCGTATACCCACACGAGCTATGATGGCAAATATCCCCCAGCCGACATGAATCATGCAAATGTACTTCGCGCCGATGGCTTCGCCCGAGTTGGCCTCCCTGACCCGTTGGTGGTTCGCGCTTGGAAAGAGGGACTCATGCCACTCCCCGACACGCTGAACTATGATAACGTTCGCGCTGGTTTGGAATATTGAAATGAGCTGGCATACTAGGTATTCCAATCTTAATGATGCCGAGCTCCTCTGTCAAGTGGAAGCTGCTCGAGAACAAAGTCCAGTGATCGAGGAACTGGCTAAACGACTGGAAAAGCAGACTACCGGCTTTAATGAAAGCACCGGGCACCGGGTTGCATGTCCAGTTTGTGAAGTCCCGCTCAAGGCGGACTTCGATGACGCCAATAATATGTTTACTTTGGAAAAGACCTAATCATGGCACATACCGTTGAACGCTACCACGACATCAGCACCGGTCACCGGGTTGTTGGGCATGAAAATAAGTGCCGACACCTTCATGGCCACAATTATCGAATCCACTTCACCTGCGTGGCGGACAGCCTGGACAACCTCGGACGGGTCATCGACTTCGGGGTGGTCAAGGAAAAGCTCTGCATGTGGGTCGAGAACAACTGGGACCATAAGTTCTTGGCATGGGAGAACGATACCTTGATGTCTTCTATGCTCGCGTCTTGCATTGTTGCGAACAGCAAAATGAATGACAATGATTATGGGATGCTCTATGCTTCAGTAGTCTGGACCCCATTCAACCCGACGGCCGAAAACATGGCCCAGTATCTCGTTGAGGTGATTGGTCCTATGCGGCTCGCTGGAACCGGGGTAACCTTGACCTCCGTCAAGATCGAGGAAACCGCCAAGTGTAGCGCCTCTTTTTCTCTCTAGGATCAAACATGAAAGTCTTTCTCACACAAGCCGACGTGTCTGCTTTGGTAGATACCCTTGCCAAGCAACTAATTCAGTATGCTATTGCCCCAAATGTGGTCTGTGACATCCCCTTGCGGGTTTATCCAATCCCCCGAGGCGGTGTGCCGGTTGCTTATGCTTTGAATGGGGCAGTCTTCGCCCTTGCCAATGCAATGCGAATCCATATTGTGGACACCCCGGAGGAGGCGGACGTCTTCGTGGACGACCTGATTGACAGTGGCTCGACCATGGAAAAATACTGCGACCTCTATCCGGGCAAGCCGTTCTTCGCTTTGATCGACAAGCAAGATTCTACGTGTCCATACCAAGGTAAGTGGGTGGTCTTTCCTTGGGAGAAGGATTCAGAAAGCAGCATCGAAGACAACATCCGCCGGCTGTTGCAATTCATCGGGGAAGACCCAACCCGCGAAGGCTTGCTCGAGACGCCAAAGCGAGTTGCCAAGGCGTATGCAGAATGGTTCGATGGTTACAATACGGATATCAAGGGACTTTTCAAAACGTTCACAGATGGCGCCGAGGGTTGTAACGAGATGATTATCATCGACAACATTCCGGTCGAAAGTTTCTGCGAACACCATATTGCACGCTTCAACGGGGTGGCGCACGTTGGCTATATCCCGAACGGTCGCATTGTTGGGTTGTCCAAGATACCCAAGCTGGTCAAGGCATTCAGCCATCGGCTCCAAGTTCAGGAACGGCTGACCAACCAAATTGCGGACGCCCTGATCGAGCACTTGCAACCCCTCGGCGTCGCGGTCGTGATCCGGGCAGAACATACTTGCATGTCCACACGTGGGGCTCGGGTGCATGGGACCAATACTACTACCAGTGCGATGCGAGGGGTCTTGCTGGATAACCCTTCCGCCCGGGCAGAATTCTTGTCCCTAATTCAGTCTAAATAGTTGTTGCAATATCCCTGCTGTTGGTCTATAATTTAATCATCAACCGACGGCAGGGAGTTTCAAATGAAAACCAACAAAATCAGCACTCTCCGGGCAAACGGATTTTCCGTTATCAATTGTACCGGGAATCAAGTAAGGATAGCTGCCCCGGTTCCATTTACTTATGGAACTCGCCAGGTTTTCGAGAAGGCTAGCCAAGGCGATTATAGAATAGTAATCGGCGGGCAATTTTCCAAAGAACTTCCGAGAATTATAGAAACCAAATGAAGTTGTACAACGCCGGGATCCATTAACCTGCTAATTTTTGCGAGGGTTGGAGGATAATAAAATCTTTGGCCTTTGCAAATCTCATGAAAATAATCACTCGCAAAGAAGCAATTGAACTTGGCTTGAAAAGGTATTTCACCGGAATACCTTGTAAACATGGCCACCTTGCTGAAAAAATTACATCTAAAAGTAATTGTGTTGAATGCAAGAAACTTGAATATGATAAGCATGCAGAACGATACAAAGCAACTAATGCAAAATGGAAAAAAGAAAACCAGGAAATAAGTCGGAGGTTGAACAGAGCCGCTCATGAACGGCTTATGAATGATCCTGTCAGGTTAGAGTCTAAGCGGAAATATTCAAGAGAATACGTCAAGAAAAACGCGACACAAGTGCGGCAAAGTTCCAAAATATGGGATTCAAATAATCCAGAAAAACGACTAGCTTATGCAAAACATCATAAAGCTATTCGCAAACGAATCATTGCAGGGCAAAAACTCGCCAAGCAATATTCCGTAGAAATACAAGCCTTTTACTCGGAGTGTCCTGCCGGTTACCATGTTGATCATATTGTTCCACTTCGAGGGAAGAAAGTTACAGGACTACATGTTCCTTGGAATTTACAATACTTGCCTGCTTCCGAGAACATTAAAAAGGGGAATAACTTTGACGTTTAAGTTTTACGTGGCTGGCATTTATACCGCCAATTTTGACGTTGGGGGCAACTTATGGAATCGCCTTACCGATCTTGAAAAAGAACAACGAATTAGCGTAGATAATAAGCTAGAATCCTACCACTATATCAACCGGCAAAGTGCCGTAGATAAATTGCGAAAAGATGAGCAGAAAGTTTTCTTAGACTCCGGAGCCTTTTCGGCTTTTACTAAAGGCGTAGAGATCAATATGCGAGGATATTGTGAATATATCCAGCGCAATGAAGACATTATCGAAAAAGTAGACGGAACCCTCATGGCATCCGTTCTAGATGGCATTGGGGATCCTCTCAAAACGTGGCAAAACCAACTGGCGATGGAATCGCTAGGGGTGCGACCGCTCCCTTGTTTCCATTATGGGGAAGACGAAAGGTACCTAGAATGGTATGTAGCAAATTATGAGTATATCACCCTAGGGGGCATGGTTGCACAATCTGACACACAGCTGTATTTTTGGCTGGATAGAATATGGGATGAGTACCTAACAGACGGGTCGGGTCGAGCAAAACTAAAAGTACATGGGTTCGGAGTATCCACTGCTAAGCTTATGCGAAGATATCCTTGGTACAGTACAGACTCGTCCTCTTGGGTCCAATCTGCTGCTACAGGTAGCATCTTGATATTGCCTGATGAAAAAATGATCAACGTCTCCAACCAGAGCCCCAGTAGGAAAATGGAAGGTCAGCACATAACAACGTTGACTCCGCCTTTGCGAAAAGCGGTTGAGGATAAGTTAACCTTAACTGGAATCGATTTAAGTAGGATGAGTGAAACTTACTTGTCAAGATGGTGTTATAATATGGCTGCGTTTAGTCACCTTGGAAGAATCATTGACTCTGAAAAGGGACCAGACCCCCGTTTCATCCGGCCTCAACCTGGACTATTCTAAATGCTAAGTGCCCTCAAATTTGTTCAAGGATCTGTTGCGAAGAAGGATCTTGTGCCCGCCCTCCAACACTTTCACATCCAAGGCGGCACCATTCGAGGGTACAATGGCATGATGGGACTCTGCTGCCCTA